AATAGCCGCGTCTTGTTTAGCGACCCAGAATGTAATTGTTACGACATGAGTTAATATAATTGTAAAATATATTATTAACATCTTAAAAGAAAAGTAATGTTTGATTTCACTTAAACTTTTTTTAATATCTCTTAATTCATCCCCATGATCGAGTACAACTTTTCTAAGGTTCTCAACCAGTCTATATGTTATCCTGCCAATATTCATGTGAAGTTATCCCCAATCCGCGATCCCCTAATAGCAGATGATTGTGGTAAATCAACGGTAAATTGAACTCGGAACGCGGAGCGTGGATTTATATAGCTTTTTTTAACGCCACCAAAGCCACCATAAGTGGAGGTTTGGGGGGTCAGTTGAAAAAAAATTATAAAAATAAAAGTCGTGGCGGCGTGGCGTCGTGGCGTTTTGTTGTATACCAACGGTTTTAGCTGTTTTGACAAAAAGACGCCGTGGCGAATCGTTGGTATTGGCTGATGTTCGCTTGGCGTTCTCATCATTTTACGCCATTTACACGTACTCGGCTACGCGACCCCCTTTTTTATTTTTGAAAACTAATTGACCCCCAAAAGTTCCCCTTATATAAAATAAACATAATGCAAATAAAGGATTTCAAAAGAATTAGATTACATTGGGTAGACATCTTGGGAGATACAGGATGGGCAGATAGTAATGAATTTAAAGAAATGGAATGCAGTACTTGCGTAAGTGAAGGATATTTGTTTTACTCAGATCAAAATAAATTAATGACTTTTGCTTCTTATGAGACAGAAGATGGTGAAATAACTAGTTTTGGAGATAGAAATGTTTACCCTATTGGATGTGTTAGAGAAATCGAATATATCTAGTTGTATTGAAAGAAGATTTATAAATGAACTCTAAAAAAGCTATTCTTCTATTGCTAGTTTATCTTCTGATTTATTGTCTGTTTTAACAGTTTCAAAATCAGTTTCAACTAGCAAATCTTTATGATCTTCTAAAATTTGTTTCATCTTTGCTTCTATTTCTGCAGGAGTTAAAGAATCTAAAGTTCCGTATTTAACAATCTTTTGATCTATATATAAACCAGCAGCTTTACCTCTAGCTACTTCTGCATTTATAGCTGCACTCCAAGATCCTGATGCTTTTGATTCATCTCTAAGTTTTGCAAGTTCAGAAATATGTCTTTCAAAAGTAACTTCATGTTTCTTTTGCATTTCTTCCCTAAGTTCACCAATGTATTTAACTACTAATGGAGATATCTTTGGATTAGTTAATTCGTGAGCGGCTTGTCTAGGTCTTGTTTCGTAGCCAGCTTCCATTGCGCATTCAGTTTTAGTTTTTCTCCCCTCATTAAAAACTAATAACTCTGCAAACTTTATTTGTCGTTCTGTTAATTTTGCTGGAATACCCATGTCTTGACAAATATCGTGATTAACCGTATATGTCAATACGGGGTCGGCTTACGAGAAGATGATTGATCATGCCTTCAGATACTGGGCCCCATTTAAAAAGGTGAATTATGCTTAACGGTAAAACATTAGCAAAAGTTTTAGATAAATTAATTAAAAAATCAGAAGTTGGAGCTAATGCACGTATTCAAGTTTTAATGCCGAATGGTGATCTACATGACATTATAGAAGTTAGACTAATGGAAAACATGTTAGTTGGACAAATTGAATCTCATAGAATTGTATTAAAAACAGAACCTGAAAGACATAAAATGTCTAAAGTTATTCGTTCGAATCAAATAGTTTAGTACGATGAAACCAGAGTCAAAATTCTGGCAGGTCGTTAAGAAAAATACTCCTGAAATTAGATGGACAAGATTAGAATCTTGGGCGTCCTTTGGTGTACCAGATCTATTGGGATATCACGATTCTTGTGCATTTTTTATGTGTGAGTTAAAGGTTGCACGTAATGGAAAAGTTCATATGTCTCCGCACCAAATTCTATTTCATCGCACCATGACCAAGCGTAACTTTATCCTAGTAAAAGCCGACGCTCCTCGATCCGTAAAACTTTTTCCATCGTCCGCGGTCAGCGATTCGGGGCTCGTGCTCGATGACTCGCTCGCTTGCGCGCTCGATGACTGGAATAAGATTAACGCTTGCTTGCTCGCTCGCTCGCTCGCTTGAGCGCTTGTTACCTAAGAACAAACCGCGAACCGCTAATCGCGCTTGCTCGCTCGCTCGCTTGTGGGCTTGACGCTTCACGGATCGAGGTTGGTGGGCCTGAAAATTGGTAAGACAGGCCCATATTAGTGTTTACCGTAAGCAATGTTAGGTATTGATTTGTCCCAACAAGCCCTGCAGCTCAAACACTTGTTATCTTGTTCAGCTGCAGGACATGTCTTACCTTCTATAACAACAGTAGAAGTATGCGGCCAGGAAGACGAAGCGCTCCCATTAACTTTAGTTGCCGATAATCTTATAATTAAATTAGCTGGTACCTCTTCAGGAGTCACTTGTGCCAATATCCCCGCTTCGCGGGTCGGCATCCAATGATTAACATCCGGTGTCAACAGACAAACAGCAAAGATCTTTTTTAAATGATCCAGTGATTGGATATCTCCTGAGTCATGCCATCTAAACCATTTAGACTTATGACGTAATATTTGCGCTGCCATTGCCTGGACCCATCGCGGGTCGGCAATTGAATTTAAACGTTTATATTGTGCCTCCTGTACATTAGGAAACACGTAACAGCCTTTTAATGCATAACATCCATGACACACGGTCCCCGGAATCTTTGCAAGCTTTGATCCCGTTTTGCATTCCTTCGCAGGTATACCATATGCCCAACCAGGCATTTTGGAAGGCTTAGAAAGCGTTCCTGTTATATTATCTAAATCTTTTACTTTCATGCATCCCATATAATCTTATAATCTTACTTTGTCAAGCTTGCTTGCTTGCTCGCTCGCTTGTTAATTAAATTTTTAATTAGCAGGGGCCATTAACCCCTGCTATTAATTACTACCAGCTACAATCGTAGCCAATCTCTTCTTTATCTTTTAACTGTTCTTTACACCATGAAACAAAATCTTCATCTTGTTTTTTGTATTCTTTAACTTGCTCTTCTTGAAATTGTTGTCCCCAAAAAAAGCCATCAGGAGCAAAGTATTCATAATAATCACTTTTAACTGCGTCTTCTAATCTTGCAATTAAATCAGCCGTGATTTTAACTCCGCCTTGTCCGCCGTTAAAACCTAAACTATGTAACATATTTTCAGCGTCAGGTTTTAGGTCTTTATTTTGCAAGTCAAATTCATTAGCCATAAACTGCTGTAATCTAGCATGCTTACGCCAATAGAACTTTTCTATTACATTGCCCTCTTCATCTCTGAAGCCAGCGTATTGGTCTAGTCCCATTTTTTTCTCCTTGTTGTTATATTTTTCTTTCTTTGGTGGCTGAGACTGTATCCGTACATCTATAAAGAGACCGTAATATTGTACCAGCCACTATTTTAATTAATATCACTATCCGCGAACCGCGTACATGCGACAAATTGTCGCACCCTATAAATATATTTCCCATATATTCCTATTGACAAGTATATACAATTAATATAATTAAATAATTCTAAACAACAGAAAGGAAAACAAAAATGAGTAAAGAGTTAAGAACATACCAAAGGGATCACTTTCATTCTAAAGTGAATAAATTGATTGATCCTGAAATAAGTAAAGAGGAGTTGCTGATGAAATCAATTATCAGCAAGATGACATTATCAGCAGAAAAAACTTTATCTAAGAAGATAGGTGCTGATAAAATTATTGCTGAACTTGAGAAAGCAGAACAACAATACCAATCTGTTCAAAAAAGAGCAAAGCAGTTCTTTGTTGAAAAATCAAGATCATCATTAGTCTATAATGATAATAAGAAAATTAGAGATCATGATGATATAAAATATATCACGCCTGAGAATTGTAGGGATCAGGTCAGAGAATGGGCTCACGCTTTAGCTGAGGAAGAAGCAGAGAGAACGGATCAAGGACAGCGAATAGCATATCTGAAAGCCATTAAAGATAAAGCTGAAGATATAATTATGGAAGCGAGTACACCTGAGAGCTTAACTAAAGCATTAGATATGTTAGTTAAAAATGTAGGTATTACTTGGGACAGAAAACTTCCTGCTTTACCTAAAAACTAATCATTGACAAGTTATGGGATAATATACTATTATTATCCCATAACAACAGAAAGGAAAATATGAATATAGAAAACGGAACTCAGTTTGTAGTTAGCTACATACCTGAAACAGTAAATGGAAAACAAAATACAGAACAGAAAAGAGAATTTCGTTCTGCGTTGTTTGATGATAAGTCTAAGATATGGACAACATCAAAAGGGGAAACTGTTTTAACTTATTTTGATTTAGATCGAAATGGTTATAGAACAGCTAAACAATTTACAATCAATTTGAAAGGTTAATATGATTGACACTAGATATATAGTAGTTAAGACCGATAGGCATGGGAATACATTTATTGAAAATGGTTATAAGTCATTTTCATCATATCAAGACGCAATCAAGTATAGAGATTTAAAAAGGGAAATTGAATCTTTAGAAAATGAAAACAATAGATTTAATGTTGCGTCATTTAATTTAGTTAATGGAACAGGACATATCCACACAACTATAAAGTTAACAAATAATGAAAATAATGTATTGACATAATATCCCATAAGTAATAATGTAATAGTGAGCCGACTAACCTTGTTAATGTAAATCGGCTCGCTAAACAACAGAAAGGAAAACAATGCAAGTAGTTAAGTATAACGACATAGAATATAAGATCCCATTTGATGTTGATTTAACATTAGATGATAAAGATAAACTAATCGAAGTTGCTAACCCCTTCAGCGGTGCGAAGGCATCGTTGCCTTGGTTTGCTGTTGCAGTCTATGATTTAATTATGGGCGCTCAACAGTTCCAAGATTATAAGACAGTGCAACAAGGTTGCGATTGGTTTGCGCGACACTTTCCAAAGGAGTATATGACATTGTTAGATTGATATAAACAAATCACTATCCTCGCTCCGAGAACAACGGAGCGGGAATAGTCAATGCGACATATTGTCGCAGGCGCGTGTAGGTTGTGCTCGATGACTGGCGGGCCCACCCACCCCTGATCGCATTTGTCAATGCGACATATTGTCGCAGGCGAGCTCGAATGCCGACGGGCCCACCCACCCCCACCCCCCTAAATCAGAAAAGGGGTCCCAAAACTTTACCCTTTAGAGCTGGATTTAGACATTCAACCATGATAAATAGATTTTAATAAAAAACATAAGGTGTAAAAAAATTATAAAAAATTTTTATGAGTTCGAAAACTATCGACATAAATAAACTTCCGCCTGATAAGCGTGAGGAGTTTATTCAATATGGATTATTGTTAGATCAAAAAAAGAATCAAGAAAAAGTAAGTAATGATTTTTTAAGTTTTGTAAAAGCTGTATGGCCAGATTTCGTTGAAGGCAAACATCATAAAAAAATTGCTGAACAATTTAATCGTCTTGCACGAGGTGATATTAATCGTCTTATAATTAATATGCCACCTCGACACACCAAGTCTGAGTTTGCATCATTCCTACTTCCTGCTTGGATGATAGGTCGTAATCCAAAATTAAAAATAATTCAAACAACCCATACAACTGAACTTGCAGTTAGATTTGGTAGAAAAGCAAAACATCTAATTGATAGCCAAGATTATAAAAAATATTTTAAAACTACGCTGCGCGAAGATTCACAAGCCGCGGGCCGTTGGGAAACGGATCAAGGTGGTGAATACTTTGCAGCCGGTGTAGGTGGAGCAATCACGGGTCGTGGAGCGGATTTACTTATCATCGATGATCCACACTCTGAACAAGATGCTATGAATCCAGAATCATTAGAACGTGCTTATGAATGGTACACCTCTGGTCCAAGACAGCGTTTACAACCAGGTGGAAAAATAGTTGTAGTTATGACGCGTTGGTCGTTGAAAGATCTTACCGGAGCGTTGATCGGGGCTCAAAAAGGATTAAAGTCTGATCAATGGGAAGTAGTTCAGTTTCCAGCAATACTTCCAACTAATAAACCAGTATGGCCAGAGTACTGGAAGTTATCAGAATTAGAATCAGTTAAAGCATCTTTAAGTTTACAAAAATGGAATGCACAGTGGATGCAAAATCCAACATCAGAAGAAGGTTCAATCATTAAACGTGAATGGTGGCGTAAATGGACTGCTGATTATATTCCATCCTTAGAACATGTAATTCAAAGTTATGATACTGCATTTTTAAAAAGAGAAACTGCTGACTTCTCGGCTATTACAACTTGGGGAGTATTTTATCCAACCGAAGATTCAGGACCTAATTTAATATTATTAGATGCATTAAAGAAACGATTAGAGTTTCCAGAGCTTAGACGTGAAGCATTACAACAATATTATTATTGGCGACCTGACTCAGTAGTGGTTGAATCAAAGGCATCTGGATTACCTTTAACCTTTGAATTACGTAAGATGGGTATACCTGTTATCAACTTTACACCTAGCAAAGGAAATGATAAACATTCCAGAGTAAACGCCGTTGCTCCTCTTTTTGAGAGTGGACAAATATGGGCGCCAGAGGCTGATTTTGCAGAAGAGGTTATTGAGGAATGCGCGGCATTTCCTTTTGGAGATCATGATGACCTCGTAGACTCAATGACACAGGCATTAATGAGGTTTAGACAAGGCGGATTCTTGGAGCATCCTGAAGACTATGTAGATGAACCAATTGTCCAAGACAACGTGGAGTATTACTAATGAGTATAGAAAAAACAATTTTAGATGCTTTAAAAAGCATAGGGGTTAAAATTAAACCAGGTCTTGCAACAGATGTTGAAAGATTAAAAAATGCTCAAACTTCTTTTAATTTAGATTTAAGTAAATTTGGTGCAAAAGCTGATCCAGAAAAAATGTATAAGCTAATTGAAACCGATGTTAATTTTTTACCTAAAGCAACCGAAGAAGAAAAAGAACAATTCTTAAATAACATTAATTATTTAAAATCAGAACATCCAGATTTATTTAAAAAACAAGAATCACTTGTAAGTGCAAAGACTGGAGAAAAATTAAAATCTCAAGGACAAAGTTCTTTAGGACCACTTACAGAAACAGAATCTAGTCTTGGTGTCACATCACCAGAACATCAAAAATTAGTTAAAGAATATTTAGATGCTAAGAAGCAACACTTAGATGCGGTAAAAGAAGCTAATGATAAATTTAATGACTTTTATAAAAAAGATACCATTCCTATGAAATTAGAAGCAGAACATGCTTTAGAAAATGAATTAAAACAAAAAGGTCTTACATCAGATCAAATATATGATGTTATTAATAACGCTTCAATAAAAGGTATTTCATATGATCCTTTTGCAGGAAAAATAGATGTTAGAGAAATGCACCCTGAAGAATATTATAGAAACATTCAAGATGAATTAAAAAATAAACATGGAATAGATCATAGTATGGATTTCTATATTAACTTTGCAAATCAACTTAAGAAACCAGAATTTGCAAAAGGTGGAAGA